ATGACGACCTTCGTCCTGACCTACGACCTGATCAAAGAAGAGACCTCGGCCGACTACAAGCCGCTGATCGACGAGCTGACGCGGCTCGGCGCGCACCGCTATCAGGCATCTGCCTGGCTCCTGAAACTCAACAACACGGCCAAGGAAGTGCACGACCACGTTCGGAAGTGGCTCGACGCTGATGATGCGCTTTGGGTGAGCGAGTTCACCCGCGACTATGCCCATAGCCGCTCGCGGCAAGGGACGACCGACTGGCTGTCAAAGAACCAGCCGACGCGATGACGTGAGTGAAGGGCCGGCGGTCAAGTGCCGCCGCCCGCTCCGTTATCCTCACCGACCATAGCGCCCTTCGTCGAACTCGAGGCCTGAAATGAACTGGACGTGCCCATACTGCGACCGCGATCAATACCTCACCGATAATCGCAGCGTCAGCGATTACGGCATTCACCAAGAGGGTTCGACCTTGGGAGAGGTTTTGATCNNCATAACGAGCATTACCTGCGCAAACAAAGACTGCCGTAAGCTAACTCTTCACGCCGCTCTGCACGCGAACCTGGGCTGGCAAGGCAATAGCTATAAGGTCGGGCAAATTCGGAACGCTTGGTCTCTTCTCCCCGGTTCCTCCGCGAAGCCACAGCCTGACTATATTCCCCAGCCTCTTCGTGAAGACTACGAGCAGGCTTGCACGATACGGACGCTGAGCCCGAAAGCCAGCGCAACGCTTTCCCGTCGCTGCCTGCAGGGTATGATCCGCGATTTCTGTGGGATATCCAAAGCCCGCCTGGTCGATGAGATTCGAGAACTCAAGCAGCGCCTCGACGAGGGGAAGGCGCCGCAAGGTGTGATGCAGGATTCAGTAGAGGCCATTGATCATGTCCGCGGCATCGGCAACATCGGCGCGCACATGGAGAAAGATATCAACGTCATCGTCGACATTGACCCCGACGAAGCGAGGATTCTGATCGAGCTGATCGAGTTGCTTTTCAAGGAATGGTACGTGGCGCGGCACCAGCGCGAGGAGCGGCTGGCTGGCCTGAAGCGGATCGCGAGCGAAAAGGCGGAGGAAAAGAAGGCGGGAAGCGTTCCGACGCTTTGAGCAACTGGCTACGACAACGACCGGACCGGACATGCCACAGCTACCTATTCAGCCTCATTTCAAGAGCTATGGACGCTCTGAACGGACTCGCGAGAAAGCCATCGAGTTCAATCGCATGGCACAGCGCGTTGCTGACTACGTCCACGAACAGATCCTGGCAACAGCGCGCGACGTCCAGGTGTACAGCTACTTCAGCATCGCCCAGCCGCTTGGCCTTGAGGTCGAACAAGTGCGCGCGGCGATTGGTCGAGGCGGGTTCAACGGTATCACTTTTGGAGTAGACGCCGCCGATCGCGAAGCAATCGAGGCTCATCTTCGGTACAGAGGAGGACGGCGATGACGAAGGGCGAAGCCGAAAAGGCAGTCCGCCACCTCTGCCATGAATGGGAAAAGGACCAGGGCGTTCACTACGGGCCAACCGATCACCCAAGCTTCTCTGAATTCACGACGTGGCTCGGTCGTAAGGGCTACTCGCATTACCTGAACTTCCGATCCCGCACGGGCGCGCAATACGACGCTGAGATGTGGTTCGATCAGGAATTCAGGCAGATGTGGCGGCGTTAAGATACACTCTCAACCCACACTTCAGTAGGCGACTCGCAGCACGCAAGGATCGACTGAAAATTGCGCTGCCAATACAGAGACCAGTAACTGATGCCACACTACAGACCGCCGTCCGGCCACGAAGCGCCAGCATTCCTAAGGCCCCTCGACTTTCTCGAGCGTGCAGAGGAGTTCTTCGTGGCGTCTCGACAGATCGGCCAAGTCGGCTTTCTCAATTGGCCTCGATATCAGTGCGCCTGTCACGCCATCGAACTCGCCCTCAAGGCATACCTCGCATTGAAGGGTGAAAGCGAAAGGCAGCTGCGCGCCTATGGGCACGATCTCGATGCGGCGATGCTGAGTGCGCAACATCAAGGTCTGGTGCTTCGCGCTGACACGGTCCGAGCGATTCAGCTTCTGTCGCCGGTTCACAAAGAGCTTCTGCAGCGATATCCGATGAGGACCGGCTTGCCGATCCCGACCATCGAACAGTTTGATGGGAACGTCCTCGACGTTCTTGAAGCGCTGTGCGAGGTGCTGCGTGGTCAGAGGTCTCACAGGCTGTTCTTGCGGTATTAGGTATTGGAGAGAGATGCGATCAGCCGTTGGCCGCCTAAATTGGCAACTCGCGTCAGCTGCAGCCTAAAATTATGCCGGCACGCCGACCCTCTTCATCTCCGCGAGCAGGAACCGTATGGCGTTACGGATGATGGTCTCGAAGTACGGACGCTCCCCGATCTCCGTCTCAATAGAGATCTGGACTACGCCGTTAAAGCGTCCCTCACTATATCCGCGAAGACCGAAGCCGACGCCCTTTGCGCTGCTCTGCTCGGACGACTTCACCATAGGTGTTCCGCGAGTGAGTTTTACGTGCTTGTGCGCTTTCGCGACGTCTCGCAGCAATGCAAACGAGGAATCCGCCTCGGCCAGCTTGTCGCGGTAAGCCGAGTCGTCGCGTACGCCGACGACTTCGTGCGGCTTGTTCTCCACGCACCACCAGTAGATGTGCGCCGCCAATGCGTCCGTGGCGGCGGCGAGGTTGAAGGCATGGCGGAGGCTGTCGAAATGCTCGGCGAACTCCCTAAAGTTCGGCTCAACGATGTCGGCATAGTGCTGGCGGGGATCCATCTCGACTTCCTCTATGTCGGGAAGTCTGATGGCCTCGCCCTCCCTTGTCGACTCGCCGGGCCACAAGCACAACCTGTCACGCTGCCTGGGCTAGCTCTGCCTTGCGCTTCCGATCCCGCGCACGATAGTACTTCTCCAACGAGCGGCGCCTTTCGTGCTCTGCCCTGCAGGCATCGCCACAGCACTTCACGTAGCCGCGGGTCGACGTGAAGGGCCGCTCGCAGACCCTGCAGGTCAACGATTTGACCTCTGAGCGGTCGCGCCTCCGATCGTGCTCCGAGGCGCAGGCGTCACTGCAGAACACCCTGTAGCTGCGGGTCGAGGTGAACGGCGTCTCGCAGATCCTGCAGACGAGAGCGTGGCGCTGAGCGGTCGCCGCCCATACCTGGCGAGCGCGACGCTGATAGGCGATCCTCTCGCATCTGTGGCCGCAGTACCGTTGCTCGGCGCTCTTCGGGGCGAAGGGCGTCGCGCAGACTAGGCAGTCACGAGCTGGGCCGCGGATGGCGTTGGAGCTGCAGACGACGCTGCAGAACCGTTGCCGCTTTAGGGTCGGGATGTAGGGGCTGCTGCAGTGATGGCATCGGCGCTCGACTTTCTGCCAGTTCACATCGGACGGCCGTCCGCCGGTCAGGATAGCCACCTTCGCACGGGTGCGCGCGGCGTCCTCGTGGCGGGCAGCCACTTTTCTTTCCCGAAGCCGGAGGGTCGCGCGGCACTGCTCGCTGCACCAAGGCCGGCTGTGGCTGCCTCCATCCGGGCGACCGCCGCAGGCGGCGCAAAAATAGTATTCGCGATGCTCCGGCGGGCTGCCCTGAGCATCGCGCCATGTCGGATAGAGCGAGATCCCGACGCGGTGCCGCGCCAGGGTGACGATCTCTCCGGCCCGTTTGTCGGCTTCAGCCCAGGATAGGCCCTTCATGCAGAGCGCCGATCGGACGCCGTGATGCGCCGCACTCGTCCAGCGCCATTTCGTCGGCGTGCCGACGTCGAGGATCCGGGCGACCTCGCGCACGATCGGCTCGCGGTGCAGCCGTTCCGCTCGCTCCTTCCGCTTGCGCTTGGGGCGAGCCATCAGCCGGCGACGGTGAGCACGTACGCCACGACGACTTCACCATCCCGCAGAGGCTGGACGTCGAGGATGGTGCGCGTCCGATTGGCAATGACGATGCTATCGGTTGAGGCCGGCGCCTTGTTCGTCCAAGACGACGCCAGCAGCTGCGTCGTCGACAACTTCACGTCGAATTCTTGCTGCGTCGCGGTGTTGCCGGTGGGCACCGCCGAGCCGCCGGCCAGGCGCTTGCCCCTGACGTCGAGCGAGGTGTGCCCATCGCGATGCAGCGTCATCGTCTCGCCATGCAGGTCGATGATGCGGGAGACCGCGGCGATCAGGTGGGACATAGGTTTACCCAGACAGGTGCGACGATGATCATTGTCGCCATCAGACCTGACACGCACGGGAACATGGAGGCGCCGTCGCATTCAGCTTTGCCGGTGTTTTCCTTCAGTCGCCGGGAATAGCCCGCGGGCCGCGGATCAGATCACCAGCAGGCCATCGGGCCGGTCGTCGCCCTCATAGACCGATCGCGTGCTGAGGCCGGATGCCGCCTTGCCGATCGCCATGGTCATCGCGACCAGGCCGTCAATGCGTCCGGTGGATTTCTGCTTGTCGAGCTTGCGGTTGCCGGCGGGATCGCTCGCGGTCTTGGCATTCGAGGCGCACATCGTGAGCACGGGATGCCCGCCGTGGCGGATCTTGGCTTCGAAGATCAGCCGCTCCAGGACGTCGATCGACGGCGACATGTCCTTGAAGCCCTGGCCGTGTGGCACCAGCACAACATCGCAGCCGATGGCGTCCAGCTCGCGGCGAAGATCCTCGATGCGCCAGCGGTCATAGGCCAGAGCCTCTATGCCGTACTGCCCGTGCAGCTCGGCGATCTTCAGCGCCACCGCCTGCGGATCGATCGTCCGGCCGGGGTCTGGTCTGCAGGAAGCCCGTCTTCAGCCCAGCGCACATAGGGCACGCGGTCGGTGTCCTCGCGCTCGCGGAGATCGTCGGCCGGCAGCCAGAAGAACGGCAGCACGTCGAAGGACCCGTCATCATCCTCGAATGTCAGCACCAGCGCCGTCAGATCGCGGCTCTGCGAGAGATCGAGGCCGGCGAAGCATTGGCGGCCCTTCAGGTGGTCGACCTCGACGGCGCCGCCGCAGGGCTTCCACACCGCGGCCGACAGGAATTGAGCGGTCGTATCGACGCGCTGGTTCAGGATCAGGTTTCGGAACGATGCCGCCTTGCTGGGCATCCTCTGTGCCTGCAGCGCCATGCGCTGGACGTCCTCCAGCGACCGGAAATCACCCAGGGCGGGATTGGCCAGCTTCCAGGTCTCCCGCACCCAAGGATCGGCCTCGGGCGGCGCCGTGAACAGCGTGAGGTGGAAGCTCGGATCGTCGACCTCGCCGCGCTGGACCCGGAGGCCGTAGTCGATCAGCTGCGACAGCGGGGCCTCGTCGCGCGCCGCCTGCGTGCTGATCACCATCATCAGGGGCTCGGCGCGGGCGCCCATGGCGCTGTCGAGCACGTCGTAGAGGTCGGGTTTGTCGGCCTGGCCGTACTCGTCATAGACCACGAAGCTTGGCGACAGGCCGTGCTTGGTGCCGACGTCGGCGGACAGGGCGGCGTAGACCGTGCCGGTGCCGCCGGCCTCCTCGATGTCCTCAAGCTCTTTGGAGTGCCGCCGGATCGAGACCCGGGCCGCCAGCCAGGCCGTGCGGGTGATGATCGCGCAGATCTCGCTGAAGGTCCGGCCGGCCTGAAAGCGGTCATTGGCGGCGCTGTAGACCTCGCCGCGGGGTTCGGCCTCGGGCCCGGCGATGTGGCAGAGCGCCAAGCGGGCGGCGAGATCGGTCTTGCCGTTCTTGCGGGCCATGGTCCAGACGGCCGTGCGGACCTGGCGCCGCCCGGCTCGCGTGGTCTTGTAGACCCGGCCGATCATCTTCCGCTGGAATGGCCGCAGCCGGAATTGCGTGCCAGCCAGGGCGCCGCTGGTCACCGGGAGCGATTCGACGAACCGGACGACCCGCTCAGCCCGCGACAGGCCGGGCTCGTTCCCAGGGGTGTTTCTGGCCTTCCTCGGCGGCCGGCGGGTCCGGTTTCTTCCGCCGCAGCGCCTTCGCGCCCGGTCCCCGGAGCCCCATTACTGCCTGCGAAACTTAGTGCGAGCGGATGGACCCCCGCGGTCGCGGTCCCCTGCCGAAAGTTTCGGGCCGGGGGTCGCCTCGCCGTCCCACGACAGCCAGGGGTGCCCGGGGTCGCGTGGCGTGCCATCGGGCAGGCAGCCCGCTGCCCGGGGCGCTGCGTTGCCGCTCGCACTCCTGCGGTTATGGCAGGGCCCGCACATGCCACGTAGGTTATCGAGGCTGTCGGCGCCGCCTTGGGTCCTCGGCAGGACATGATCGGCGTGGCTGGAGGGCTGGCCGCAGCCGCGGGTGACGCAGATCGGATCACGGGCCAGCGTCGCCGCCCGGAGCCGCTTCCACTCCTGCGACCCATAGAACGGATCGCTCACAGGGCGGTCGGCGCCCGGTAGTCGGCCAGCACCGCCTCGACTTGGGACAGCAGGCCGTCGCCGCTGATGCCGTGGCCGCCGGCGACGCCGTAGGTCACGCTGTACACATCCGGCACCTGCTCGCTCAGCAGCGTCTGATCCCGGGTGCGGCTCTGGTACATCGCCTTGACCTGATCGATGACGGCCGCCTCGAGGTCCGGAGGCACCTGATCGGCCTCGGCCAGCTGCCAGCCCGCCACGTAGGTCACCACGATCTTGGCCCTCGACCACGGCACCGGCACGTCATCGCTCAGCCGCTCCAGGATGGCGCCGCCTCTCAGCCGGTAGTCGGTGGCGGACAGCGTGACGCCATCCTCGACCACCGACGAGATCGAGGTGATAGGTACCCGCCAGGGCAGGAACAGCAGCTCGTCGCACGCCCCACCACGGACCGGCCAGGTGGCCCTGCAGGTTTCCCGCCCGAACGTCGGCGGTGTCCCCGTGGCATCCTTGGCGAGATTGCAGTGCCGCGCAGCCCGCGCGCTGACGCGATCGATCATTGCCTCGATGAGGGCGGTATCGGTGGCCACACCACCGAACAGCACCGCCTGGACCTTGGCCGCGGTCGTCAGCCGGCGCGCTGCGGCGTTCGCAGCGGCCGACGTGACTTCGAACACCGGATCCCGGGACATCGCCGCTTAGGCCGGCGGGTTCGCGGTCGGGCGCTGGTGCGGGTTGCCGAGGATCGCCATCGCCGAAATCGGCGCGTTGCCGGCGTTGCCGGACGGCGTGAGCGTCGGGCGCGTGTAGCGCTTGTTTCCGACATATCCCAGCTTCAGGCACTTCTCGTCGGCGCCCTGATTGAAGCTCGCCAGCGCCTCGGTGCCGATGAGATCGGCATCGGCCACGGCCGTAGCGCCCGACATACCGACGTCGTCGCTCTCCTCGAGCAGCACCGTCCAGGTGGCGCCAGCATCGGCCAGGGTGCCGGTCTGGAAGATGTAGGTCAGCGAATCGTAGCCGAGCCGATCGATGATGGCCCCGACCAGGGGAGTGTCGTCGGTACCGACGGCCGGCGCCAGAACCGGCTTGGGCGTGATGTTGTTTGCCATGTCGCGCATTGTCGTCTCCGGGAAAGGGTGAAGGTGAAGGGGCGACCCGCTGACGGACGGGTCGCCCTAGCCGTCGATCAGCTCGTGCCGATCTTCAGCTTGCGGATCGCCTCGGCTCGGACGAGACGGCCGCCGACACGCTTGCGCGCATGGATCCGGGTCAGACCGGAAGTCGCCTGCGTGTAGGGATCGCGAAGGATCGACATCCCGACGCGGTCATAGATGCGATACGCCGTCGCGAAGTCGCCGAAGATCAGCGGATACGTGCCGCCGCTGATGTCCGGCATGTCGGGCGCCTCGATGATGGGACGGCCCAGGAGCGTGTCGGGCTGGCCCTCGCGGATCGAAGGCTGCCAGATGTACTGCTTATCGGCGTCCTTCAGCTTGCGCAGCTTCCCGATCGTGGTGCCGTTCGCCATCCAGACACCGCGCGAACGGTAGAACGGGTGCATGGCATAGAGCAGATCGATCAGCCCATCGATGCCGCCATCCGCATCGGCGATCGCGGAGACCGAACCGCTGACGCTGTGGGCCACGTTCGTATCCGACATGAAGCCCAGGGGCTTCTTCACACCATCGCCGCTGACGAACGCCACACCCTCGAGGCGGCCGAATTCCTCGGCGAGATCGAAGGCGACTTCGCCGTTGACGTCGACCGCCGAGTCCTCGAGCAGCTTGTTCGAGACGTCTACGAAGGTCGATATCTCATCGACCGGGATCTCGACCTGGCCATAGGTGGAGCCGGTCCCGGTGCGGGTCTCGGTTTCACCCACCCAGGACGCCGTCGGCTTGCCGGTGCGGCGCGGGATGATGACGGATCCGGAGCTGGTCTGGCCGACGCGGGCCGCAGCGCGGATCGGCGAGAACTGGACCAGGCTCTTGTCGACCTCGGCCGAGAATTCCGCCGGGGCGAGATAGCCGCCGCTGGTGTCGTCTGCGACACGCAGCGACTTCACCTCATCGGCGCCCAGCGCTTCTCTGCCCTGGCGCAGGAACGTGGTGAAGGCCTTGACCTCGATCTCGTCGCCGTCCTTTTTGGTCTCGGCGCCGGGGCGATTGCGCTTCACGATCTCCTGATCGAGCTGGTCGCGAAGCTTCTTCACCTCGTCATTGACCAGCCCGAACTTCTCTTCCAGCGAGACGCCGAGCGCGCGGATAGCGGCGATCGGATCGTCGCCGCCGTCCTTGTATTCGAACGGCGCGAGGCGGCGCCTACGGCTGATATGGCTCATCGGATGCTCTCCTTGATGCGGTTGATCTCAGCCACGAGCGCCCGCGCGTGCTCTGCTGCATGTTCAGACTTGACCCTCGATACCGTCGCGCGCGGATTCATCGGAAAGGCGAGGACCGAGATTTCGGGAAGGTCGATCTCTTCCAGGAGGCGGGTACCCTTGCCGCGATCGAAGCGGTCCTTGAGCGATCGGTAGCCGATGCTGAGACCGTCGAGAGCGCCGGCCTTCATCAGGATATGCGTCTCGCGGCCGCGCACCGTTTCGAGGATCAGCCGGCCCTTGGCGCGCAGCCCCTTGGCGTCCTCGACCAGCTCGGTCCAGATGCCGACGGGATCGCCAGGATCATGACCGCGAAGCATCTTCACTTTCGAAGCCGGGCGGCGCTGCAACGATTTCGTGAAGGCGCCAGGCAGCACGATGTCCTTGCCGAGATCCTCGATGTTGAACACCGAGGCGTAGCCCTCGAATTCGCCTTCCGTCGTGACGGCCTTCACGTCAAGCTCGAGCGAGAATCCGAAGTCAGTCGTCTTGTCGCTCATGCTACGGCTCGCGGTTTGGGGCGCGGCTGCGCCGGGTCAATGGGAGTGCTGGCCGCTGCCGGCGGGAACTCGTCGCCGCCCGGAATCGGCGCCCGATTCTCCATCGCGCGGATCTCGTTCGGCAGAATGATCCGGCTCTGCACTGCCTGCGCATAGGCCGTGAAGCGGGCCGCGATGTCGGCCTTGACCAAGTCGTCGACCAAGAACTCCGGGAAGTACGTCGCCTGTTCCTCGGTCGAGAGCAGCCGCGAGATCGCGCCCTGCCAAAGCTTCGTCCACGGCATGACCGTGAAGGTCAGGAAGTTCTGGCTCATCTCCGTCGCGTTGCCCCAGGTGGCGCGGCCGAAGTCCTGCAGCAGCGTCGGCGGCACCCGCAGCGCCCGGGCGATCTCGGTGACCTGAAAGGCCCGCAGCTCCTGAAACTGAAGGTCGACCGAGTTGAAGGTGATCGGCTGGAACTCCAGGCCGTCTTCCAAGATCGCGGTGCCGCCGGATGCCTCGCCGCTGTGCGCGCTGGTCCAGGATGTCTTGAGCCGCTTCCNGACATCTTCGGCGATCTTCTTCGCGCTCTTGATCACACCGGACGGGCGGGCACCGCGGCCGAACAGGTTGGCGGCGTGTGCTTCCATCGCCATGCAGAGGCCGATTGCCTCGCTGGCTTGCTTGATCGGCGCCATGCCGTCGAGGGCTGGCACGTGCAGGATGTCTTGCCAGCGGTAGGTCCGCGTGCCGCCGTTCTTCAGCGTGGTCTTGTAGACGGGCTCCAGCGTGTCGCGGTCGGTCTCGATCGCCGTCGACCCTGCCGGCAGTCGGATCAGCTCGACGATGCGCTCGCCGGAGCGGTTGGCATAGGCCAGGCCGGCACCGTGGGTCACGGCGTCTTTCTGCAAGCCCATCACGAACTCTGCCGCCGACGTCCATCCGTTCGGCCGATCGTGGAGCAGCTTGTAGAGCGGGTGCTTGTCGGCGCGAGACTTCGAGCCGTCGGCCTTCCGTTCGTAGAGGTGGATCGGCAGCGTCCCCATCGTCTCGGCGATGACGCGGACCGCAGCATAGGCCGGCACACACCGCAGCGCGCGATCGGGCGAGACCATGATGCCGGCGGCGGTTCGCGATCCGGCATCGATCAGCGCCGACCAGGCGTCGATCGACTTCCGTTCACCGAAGAGCGCGCGCAATTTGCCGAACATTCAAGCAAGTGTCGGCGCGCGCCGATGGCGGTCAATCGAAGGCTGCGGCCGCGGCTCAATCAGTATCGCTGCGGATGGCCGATCTATGCCGCCATGTCCTTGGGATTGCCTCGCGCGACCGGCGCCAGCTCGACAGCGACCCACTGATCGACAGCATCGCGCCGATACAGCGGCGTCCGGTTCAGCTTCTCATATGGCGGGCCGCGACCGGCGACGGCCCATTTTGCCAGGGTGGCCGCTGCGATTTCGATGCCGTGGGCCAGCGCCAGATACTCGACGACTTCGGTGCGTCGCAAGCGGGGCTTGCGCAACCTGGCGGGCAGTGCGGGCTGATCGTCCACCATCAGGCCTCCCCCGGCTCGACCCATCCGCCGGCGGCAACGATCTCGCCGGCTATCTGGTACATCGCTTCTCCCAGCTCCCGCTCGGCAGCCATGATCTCGTCGGCGCTCATGCCGGCAAGGCGTAGCGTGCGAGCCCATTCGAAGACCCGCTCTTCCAGGAGCAGCGCATGCTCCTTGCTCGCCTCGGGGTCGCCGACTTCAAGGACGATGCGCCTGGCTGCGGCGCGGATGGACTCGGGGTCGATGGTCATCTTGCTTCGCTCCTTGGGCTGAAATTCGTCGCGGAAATTTTGCCGATTTTTTCAGAGCATGATTTGAGGGGGTGGTTTGGCCGGTCTCCGGTCGCCACGCGCGCGGAAGAGCGCTTCCTCACGGGCGCAACACGCGCGCGACAGGGGCATGAGGTCGTCCCGACGTGGGCCGACAGCAGCAGCACCCACGGTATTCATCCCCTCTCTCCCTGGTAACTATATGCGTCCGCCCTCAGGTACGCTCGGAGGGCCGTTTGCGGTCGCTTCGGGGCTAAAGCGTCCGCCCTCAGGTACAGTTTCGAGAGGACTGTCCGCTGTCGGGTACAGACTGTCCGCTGTCGGGTACGAACCGTCCTCAAGGACGGACCGAGAAATGATTTCTGGCACTCGCTGTGACTGTGGGGTCGGCACCCAACGTTGGAAATCTCGCGTGGCTGGCCGGTCGCCGTAAGGGAACTCGGTCAAGATCCAGGTCGTGGCCTTGCCAGTCTTCGCTCCCGCCTTGAAATCGAACGTGGCGCGGTCACGCGGCCGGATGAATCCGCGGTCGTAGAGGTCGATGTACCATTCGGCGACGGAGCTTTTGCCGGCGCCTAGCAGCAACGCTGCGTCCCGGATCGACAGGAACAGCTTGCCGTTATTTGTGCGGGCTCCACCGTAATAGAGGGCCTTCAGCTCGACCAGCAGAGCGCGGGCGCCATTGCACAAGGACCTATACGCCAGCGTGCGCATCTCGGTGTGATAGATGCGGACGTGTCGCGGTTCTTTCTTGCTGCGGCCCTTTATGTCGACGCCGCGTCCGAGGCTGCTGGGCTTCCTCAGGCGGTGCCCCGTCGATCACGCCACAGCCGTGACAGCAGGTTCGACGACGGCGATGATCTGCAGCTTCGTCGCTAGCCGACCTTCTCCGGGCTCGCCCCCGNCCCAGCTTCTCAATGGCGCTGGCGACGGAATCGAGATGTTCGTCCAGATTGTCCAGCAGGCCGGGCGTCGGGTTCTCGACCATTTCTTCCGCCGACGGGCCGCGCCTGAGCTTCCAAGGCTCCTGACTTCGGGGCGGCGCTGCGCTGGGCGATGGCTTGCGGGCCATTACCCGGCTGCCTTCTGCTCGACCTCGCCCCGCAGCATCGCCTCGAGGCGGGCCCGGGGGACGACCAGGCGCTTGCCCAGGCGGATCGTGGGGATCTGGCCGGTCTTCGCGCACTGGTAGGCGGTGTGCCGGGAAATCCCGAGTTCACGGGCCGCGTCGTCCACCGTCATCGTGGCGGGCTTGGGCGCCGCCTCGGTCTTGATCTGCTTTTTCATGCCGGTCCTTCTTTGCTGGGCGCGCTGTGGTGCGCGGTGCCGCCGTATGTAACATGCCAACAGATGTGTTGCTAGCATCCGGCTTGTTGGTACATCATGCTAACTGGTATGAAACGCAGACCCACCGACCGAGTGCAGATTGGCCTTCGCCTCCGAGAGAGCCTGAGGGCGCGCCTGGAGGCCGCCGCGAAGCGCTCCGACATTTCGATCAACGAAGAGATCGTCGATCGCCTAGACCGCTCGTTCGATCGGCAGGACCTGTTGGTCGATTCGATGGTGCTGGCCTACGGAAAGGAACTGGCCGGCCTGCTCATGTTGATGGGCAAGGCCATGCGCGAGGCCGGAACATCGGCGAGCTTGGCCACCACAACCGGGCTGGTAGGAGATTCCTGGACGCGGCAGCGCTTCGCCTACCAACAGGCAGCGATAGCGGCTCTGCATTGCCTCGACGCGATGGCACCCGAGGACGATGGCGATCGTCAGCGCTCGAAAGAGCTCATCGAACACCTTCAGCTCGATAAGTGCGGCGTTCGCTCAGCAACCATCCTGACGAACGCCATCAAGGGCAAGGCGCCGCCTGACCTCAGGAAATGGGCTGCCACGGTTCGGGCGCTGTTGGAGCCTGACGAGGAGGAAGAATGAAGGGCACCGTCACCAAGCGCGGCAAGCATTCTTGGCGCCTGAAATTCGACGTTCCAGCCGGACCGGACGGCAAGCGCAAGACGATCTACGAGACGGTACGCTGCGCGGGCATCAAAGAGGCCCGGCTCGAGTTGGCCAAGCGTCTCGCCGCCGTCGGCCAGGGAAGCTTCGTCGCGCCGTCGCGCCTCACCGTCGCTGATCACGTCCGCAGCAGGATCGACGCATGGCACGTTGACGGCAAGAAGAGCATCAGCGACTACACGGCCGGCCGGTACCGGGACATGCTCCGGCTCTACATCGAGCCGCATATCGGGAGCACGCCTGTTCAACGCCTCACCATCGCCGATGTCGAGACGTGGCACCGCACCTTGCTGACATCAGGCCTCGGTGCCGGCACCGTCCGCANCGACCCACACCGTGCTCACGCGCGCGCTGCGAGATGCTGTTCGCCACGGCATCATCGCGCGCAGCGTCGCCGGTCGCGACGGCGAGACGGCGCCCTCATACTCGCCTGAAGAAATGAAGATCATCGGGCCGAAAGATCTCGATGGTGTCTTGGCGAAGCTCCGTGGCCACAGGATCTGCGCTGAGGCGATGCTGGCTTTGTTCTGTGGACTGCGGGCCGGCGAGGTGCTGGCCCTACGCTGGGATGCTGTGAACCTCGACGAGAAGATGCTCCACGTCCGAGCGACTGTACTCGATATCAACGGCCAGGCGCCGACGACGAAAGCGCCAAAGACCAAGGCGGGCCGGAGGTCGGTCACCGTGCCGGACGTGGTGATCGGCGTCTTGCGAGATCACCGGCGCCGGCAGCTCGAGTTGCGTGTCGCTCTTGGCCTTGGCAGACCTGAAGCTGATGCCCTGGTGTTCCCCAGCGCGGACGGCGGGCTACGGCGCCCCACCACCCTGTCGCACGAGTGGCGAGAGGCCGGCATAGCAGATGTCCGGTTTCACGATCTGAGGCACTCGCATGTCAGCATGTTGATCGATGCCGGCCTTGACCCGGTGACGATCGCGACGCGGATCGGGCACAAGAACGCGAAGGTGACTCTGACGACCTACGCGCACCTGTATCAGAAAGACGACGGCCGGGCTGCCGCGGCGATCAATGCGACGCTCGGTGCCAGTCCGGTGCCAAAAAGCGGCTGAAAACGCCGTAGGTATTGAAGCGAGAAGGCTTAGAACGAAAGCATGCTGAAGAAACCCGTTGAAGCCGTCCTTTTCGACATGGACGGTCTGCTGATCGATACCGAAGCNGTCTAC